TTAATACTAGCTGTAGTAACTGCTGAGTTTTTTATACCACCAATACTACATATATTTAATTTAGGTATGCTAGCAGGACCAGCAATAGCATTCTTTATAGGATATAGTGGAATGAGACTTCTTCCTGCTATAGAACATAAAATTAAAACTTTTTTAATTAAAGGAAAATAATGNCATATTTAAAAAAAATTGTAACATACATAAAAGATAAATATGTAAGAATAAGAGATATTATTAATGATAGGATATTATAATGGCTAAAACTCCAGCATGGACTAGAAAAGAAGGTAAAAATCCTAAAGGAGGACTAAATGCTAAAGGCAGAGCTAGTGCAAAAGCACAAGGCTCTAACTTAAAAGCACCTGTTAAATCAGGTACTAATCCTAGGCGTGTATCATTTGCGGCTAGATTCGGAGGTATGGCTGGACCACTTAAAGATTCAAAAGGCAGACCTACTAGATTAAAACTTGCATTAAAAGCCTGGGGTTTCGGTAGTAAAGAATCTGCTAGAGCTTTTGCTGCTAGACATAAAAAAAAGAAAAAATCATGAGCTTATACGAAAACATAAATAAAAGAAAAAAGGCAGGTACTTCTCGCAGTAAAAAGAAAAGTACTATTACTAAAAAAGCATATGCTAATATGAAAGCAGGTTTTCCTAAAAAGAAAAAGAAAAAGTAATGTCTCAAATTGAACAGATTAAGGAAGCTGCAGAAGCAGACTTACTCACGTTTATAAAACTTGTAGCTCCCCATATATTATATGGAGCGATTCATGAAGAACTTATTTCATGGTGGGGTAGACAAGAAGCTAAAGATAACCAGTTAGTACTACTTCCTCGTGGACATATGAAAAGTAAATTAGCTGCTTATAGAACTGCTTGGTGGATAACTAAACATCCTGAAACAACAGTTCTCTATGTATCAGCTACTGCTGATTTAGCAGAAAAACAATTATATGCAATAAAACAGATTATAGATTCACCTATATATCGTAGATACTGGAGTGATATGATTCACCCAGAAGAAGGTAAGAGAGAAAAGTGGGCAGTAGCAGAAATTGCTGTTGATCACCCACAACGTAAATTGGAGGGTATAAGAGATGCTACTTGTAAAGCTGTTGGTCTTACTAGTAATACTACAGGCTTCCACGCAGATATTGTCGTACTTGATGACATTGTTGTACCAGGAAATGCCTATTCGGAAGAAGGCAGAGAAAAAGTAAGTAATGCTTACTCTCAACTAGCTTCTATTGAAAATCCAGGAGCACAAGAATGGGTTGTAGGTACTAGATACCATCCTAGAGATATTTATGATACTATGATTAATATGAAAGAAATTCATTATGATAATGAAGGTGAAGTAGAAAAAGAAGAAGAAGTTTATGAGTTATTTCAAAAAGTTGTAGAAACAGATGGTGAGTTTTTATGGGCTAAAAGAGCACGAAAAGATGGAAAATCTTTTGGTTTTGATGCTAAAGAGTTAGCTAGAATTAAAGCTAAGTATATTGACACTACACAGTTTTATGCTCAATACTATAATGATCCTAATACTACAGAAAGTGCTAGGATTAATTCAGAAAATTTTCAATATTTTGATAAATCAATTTTAAATAATGAAGGTGGTGATTGGTTTATAAGAGATAGAAAATTAAATATATACGCAGCTATTGACTTTGCATTTAGTTTACGTAAACAAGCTGATTATACTGCATTAGTAATTGTTGGAGTAGACCATCAAAATAATTACTATGTATTAGATATAGATAGATTTAAAACTGAAAAAATAGTAGATTATTACAAACACATAGTATCTTCTTGGGAAAAGTGGGGATTTAGAAAAATAAGAGCAGAAATAACAGTAGCTCAACAAACAATAGTAAAAGAATTAAAAGATAGTTATCTTAAACCTAATGGAATACCGTTATCTATAGATGAATTTAGACCAACTAGACATTTAGGAGATAAAACACAACGAGTAGGAGCTATACTTGAACCTAAGTATGATAATTTACAGGTTTGGCATTATAAAGGTGGTAATTGTCAAACATTAGAAGAAGAGTTAGTAATGGTACACCCACCACATGATGATATAAAAGATGCGTTATCAAATGCAATAGCAATATCAATTGCTCCTAAACAAAGAGCAGGAGTTTTATCTGGTATTAGTAAAAATGTTATGACACACTCTAGATTTGGTGGAGTTTCTTATTAAGGAAAAATTATGGCAGGTAAAGTAGCAGAAATTAGAGATTTATTAGACAGAGATAACATGGCTAGAACGTTAGCTGGTTTATATAATCAATGGTATACACAAAGAACTTCTAAAGAACAAGAATGGCGTGAATTAAGAAATTATTTATTTGCAACTGATACTACAACAACGTCTAATTCTACATTACCTTGGAAAAACAAAACTACTGTACCTAAACTAACACAAATTAGGGATAATTTACATGCAAATTATTTAGATGCATTATTTCCCAATGATGATTGGATGAAATGGGAAGGATATGATTTAGAGTCGGCTACAAAAAATAAAAGAAAAGCTATACAAGCTTATATGTCAAATAAATTACGGGAATCTGATTTTAGAGAAGTTATATCTAGTCTTGTTTATGATTATATTGATTACGGTAATGCTTTTGGTGAAGTAACTTATGTAGATGAACACCATACAGATGAAGTTACTGGAGAAAGAATAACTACTTATAAAGGACCTAAATTAATTAGGATTTCTCCTTTTGATCTTATTTTTAATCCTACAGCACCTTCATTTAGTGAAGCTCCTAAATTTACAAGGTATATGAAATCTATTGGAGAATTAAAAAAAGATATTAAATATAGACCAGATTTAAAGTATGATGAAGCAGCATTTAATAAAATTGTAGATGTTAGAAAAAGCATTAGTACTTTTAATAAAGAAGATATAGGTAAAGCAGAAGCATTTTTAGTAGATGGTTTTGGGTCTTTACAAGAATATTATCAATCTGGTATGGTAGAATTACTTGAATTTGAAGGTGATTATTATAACGAAGCTACTGGAGAATTAGAAGAAAATAAAGTAATTACTATTGTTGATAGAAGTTATATAATTAAAAATGAAACTAATCCTTCTTGGTTAGGTAAAGATACAAAAACTCATGTTGGTTGGAGAGAACGTCCAGATAATTTATATGCTATGGGTCCATTAGATAACTTAGTGGGTATGCAGTATAGAGTAGATCATTTAGAAAATTTAAAAGCAGATGCATTAGATTTAACTATACATCCACCATTAAAAATTAAAGGTGATGTTGAACCTTTTGAATGGGGACCAGAAGAAACAATACATATACCAGAAGATGGTGATGTAGCAGCTATGCCTCCTAATCCTGCAGCTTTTCAAGTAAACAATGAGATCTCAGCATTATTACAAGTAATGGAAGAAATGGCAGGGTCTCCAAAAGAATCTATGGGTATTAGAACTCCAGGAGAAAAAACAGCATTTGAAGTACAACAATTGCAGAATGCTGCAAGTAGAATTTTTCAACATAAAGTTAATAGATTTGAAAGAGAATTTTTAGAACCTATTTTAAATAAAATGTTAGAAATGTCTAGGCATTATATAGATTCTCAAGAACTAACAAGAGTAATGGATGATGATATTGGTGTAATGGATTTCTTATCAATAACTAAAGATGATTTAACAATCCGAGGTAAATTAAGACCTGTTGGAGCTAGACATTATGCAATGAGAGCACAATTATTGCAAAACATGTTAGGATTATTTAATAGTCCAATAGGAGCTATAGTACAGCCACACATTTCTGGTAAACGTATTGCACAAATGGTTGAAGAATATATGGGTTTTGAAAAGTATGACTTTATTGGAGAGTTTGTAGGTTTATTTGAACAAGGAGAACAACAAAAAATTGTTCAACAAGTACAACAAGAATTAGCACAACAAACTCTAGAACCTAATATGAATCAAGTAATGATGCAAGAACAAGATAATGAATTAGCTGAAATTGATGAACAAGTACTTGCAGCACAAGATGAAGAACCACCAATAGAATAAATTTATTGACTTTATTTAAAAAATATGTTATAATATTAATATGATAGATTTAAAATCAGATAAAGCAAAAGAACTTAGTAAACAAGAATGTTTTAAATTACTAAAAGAATACTTAGATGAACAAGTAGAATTATCTCGAAGAAAGATGGTAGATGAAGAAATTTATACTATGCCAGCTTATTCAGAATATATAGCTTTTCAATTAGGTTTACAAAAAGCTTTTTTAAAGCTTAATAATTTAATTCCTGACCAAGGAGATCAAAATGGAAGAAAATAAAGAAGTACAAACTGAACAACAAGAAACCCCTGTAGAAACTCAGACAACTGAGTCTATACAACAAGATACTACACCAAAAGCTTTTGAAATTCCTACCGAAGCTCAAGCGTTAGTTGGTGAAGGAAAAAAATATCAGAGTCCAGAAGAAGCTCTTAGATCTGTTCCTCATGCACAAAAGCATATTCAAACTCTTGAGTCTGAACTTGCTGAAGTAAAAGAAGAACTAACTAAGAGAAAAACTACTCAAGATCTTTTAGATGAAATTAAGTCTGGAATTCAAGCTCCGGAGACGACCTCTCAAGGAACTGAATTTAATCAAGATATGCTTCAAAATGTTGTTAACCAAACAATAGAAACCAAAGAAAAAGAAAAGGTTTATGCTCAAAATGCTAAGTCTGTAGCTGAAAAGTTTATGACTCAGTATGGAGATAAAGCAGAAACAGTTTACAATTCTATGGCTTTAACGAATGGTTTAACAATAGAACAATTACACAACCTTGCTGCAACAAACCCTAAGTTAGTTTTACGACTTAATGAGTTAGAAAATTCTGGAGATTCTCCAGTAGCTAAACCTTCTAGTTCAATAAATACTGAAGCTTTTAGGAACCAGGCTAACCCTAAATCAGAGTTAAGTGCTCGAGTAAAACAGGGTGCAACAACAAAGGATTTAGCAGCTGCTTGGAAAATTGCTGGCGAGAAATCTAAACAATCATAATTTAAAGGAAATTAATTATGGCTAGTACTGGAACAACTCCTGCGTTTATTGAATCGCAGCAGTATTCTCAGTTTATTCTTGATAACTTACATGACTACTTACTACCTGAAGGAATGTGGCGTGATGTAACAGACTTTAGTTCTGGAACAACTCTAAATGTTAAAACAGTTGGTACAGTTTCTCTTCAAGATGCGGCTGAAGATACACCCTTAAATTTCCATGACATTGACACAGGTACTTTAACTCTCTCTATTACTGACTACGTTGGTGATGCTTGGAAAGTTACTGATGACCTACGTGAAGATGGTTCTCAAATTGATACTTTAATGTCAATGCGAGCATTGGAATCTACTCGAGCTCTTGGTGAAAACCATGAGACTAAATTTTTAAACGTGGCTAACGCTGCTCAAACTAATGCTAACGTTAACTTAGTTAATGGTAGACCCCATAGGTTTGTAGCTGGTGGTGNTGGTGGAACTTCTAGACATATAGTTTTATCTGATTTCGTAGCAATGAAATTATCTTTTGATAAAGCTAATGTTCCTGCAGGTGGTAGGATTGCAATTGTTGATCCTATTGTAGAAGCAACATTAAACGAATTAATCTCATCAACAAACGTTGTTAACAATACCCCGCAATTCCAAGGTATTCTTAATGAAGGTTTTGCAAGAGATCATAAATTTGTTAGAAACATCATGGGCTTTGACGTTTACACATCAAACTTTTTACCATCTAAAACTGCTACTGAAACTATTGACGCTTCTGCGTATGGTTTAGCTAATGACACAGCTGAAATTGGTAATAAAGCTAATGTGTTTATGTGTGTTGCTGATGACTCTTGTAAACCTTTAATGCATGCATGGAGACGTGCTCCGCAAACAGAAGGTTGGAGAGACAACGAAGAAAGAGCTGATAAATTCCAAGTTACTTCTCGTTTTGGCTTTGGCGCACAACGTCTTGACACACTCGGTGTGATCTTAACTGATCATGCTACATACTAGGAGATTATAATGGGATACGAAGTCGGAAGTAAAAGAAATGTGGCTACCCATTATGGTCCTCGTACTACAGATGGACAATTTGGTGGTCAAGAAAGTTCTAAAGAAGGAATGATTAAAACAGCAGAGTGGGAATTTGAATATGATAAGTTGCCTGAAGCAGGAACAACAGCTTTGACATTTAAACTCCCAGCTAATGCAATGATACAAAGCGCAGTTTTGTACATTACAACAGCTTTTGCTGGTACATCAACTCCAACCTTACAAGTAGGTCATGTAGGAGAAGCAACTGATGCAGATTCGCTTATTGCAGCAGCGCAAGCTACTAATGCACTGATTACTACTAAAGGTAGTGTAATTTCTGGTGCAGGTGCTTACCATAAGAAAACTATTGGTAATGTAGCAGCTTCAGTAACTGTATCAGCAGCAGCGGGAACGCTTACTGCAGGTGCAGCTAAGTTGAGAGTACAATATACTTACAACGGTAACGTATAGTAAGTAATACCTCGGTAAGCCCTTCGGGGCTTGCCCCTAATTTAACACAGGAAATACTATGACAATACAACATAAACTTATTACAGGTGCAGATCTACATGAACCTAAAGGAGTAGCAGCAGCTGGTGCAAATCAAGTTTATGTTGCAAATGGTTCAGGTTCTGGTGCTTGGTCTACAGTAGCAAGTGGAAGCCTGAATACACCAAGAGGTAA